ATCAAGTAAAAACTCTTTTGCTTTATGTGCCTTTATTATTACTTTATCTCGGTTTTTTACATTTAATCTTGGTTTCATTTCAGGTGAATCATAACCCAACATCCTTACTCTAGTGCTATAATATGTCCCGTCGTGCCATTTAAAACCAATTGTACAAGTATCACCGTCATAAACACTCAAAATCTTACAATATGTGCTATAATTATTAAGAGTGAATTTCTGGAATTTATCATTATCTCTGTATTTGAGACATTTTCTTAAAAAAACATTACCCATTGTGTAGTGTCATTTTACTATATATAATAATATACAAATAATGTTTAAATATTATAAATAAAATCATATACGTTGATAAACATATACAATTATTGGTTCTATGGTAGCAGTACTATATGAATCTATTAATATCCATGAAGTATCATATGATTCAAATGTTGGCTGAATTAATAATAAATTATTTGCCCATACATGATTTGACTTCATTATTGGCTTTGATGTTTCCATAATAATAATAACACACCCCTTTTGAGTATTATTTGTCAAATTCTTTACAGTTTCTGCAATATTAGAAAATGACATACAAAACGTATATAATATATAATCTGCATTTAATAAATCAGTATACGTTTCCATACGTTGACAAATAGAATTTATATTATTATGTGCCTTATTCAAGGTTAATGTCTTCTTAACAATATCTAACATCGGTTGTGAATAATCAATTATTGTTAACTCATTAGTTAAATTTGATAGTATATAAGACCATAAACCAGAACTAGATCCAGCACCAAATTGAATTATATTACCATATAAATTATCATAATAGTCGGATAAAATATATCTAAAAAAAGACCAATTATTTTCACCACATAATAATGGTAAATACTTGGTTGGATTCAACCAAATATTGTTGAAAATTGGCTTATTTATTGTATTCTTCTTCTTTTGTTCCATTTTACTAATTTATACTGATAATATACAGTAATTTATTATAATTTCATTTTTATAAACTATATACCAAATCCGGGAGGGGTGATTATCAATCCGTAAACTTACCAGATCACTATTCTCCCATCTTCTCACTACACCAAATACCCATCCGCCCCATTCTGTCACAAATCAATTGATTTGTGACAGAATGGGGCGGATGGGTATTTGGTGTAGTGAGAAGATGGGAGAATAGTGATCTGGTAAGTTTACGGATTGATAATCACCCCTCCCGGATTTGGTATATAGTTTATAAAAATGAAATTATAATAAATTACTGTATATTATCAGTATAAATTAGTAAAATGGAACAAAAGAAGAAGAATACAATAAATAAGCCAATTTTCAACAATATTTGGTTGAATCCAACCAAGTATTTACCATTATTATGTGGTGAAAATAATTGGTCTTTTTTTAGATATATTTTATCCGACTATTATGATAATTTATATGGTAATATAATTCAATTTGGTGCTGGATCTAGTTCTGGTTTATGGTCTTATATACTATCAAATTTAACTAATGAGTTAACAATAATTGATTATTCACAACCGATGTTAGATATTGTTAAGAAGACATTAACCTTGAATAAGGCACATAATAATATAAATTCTATTTGTCAACGTATGGAAACGTATACTGATTTATTAAATGCAGATTATATATTATATACGTTTTGTATGTCATTTTCTAATATTGCAGAAACTGTAAAGAATTTGACAAATAATACTCAAAAGGGGTGTGTTATTATTATTATGGAAACATCAAAGCCAATAATGAAGTCAAATCATGTATGGGCAAATAATTTATTATTAATTCAGCCAACATTTGAATCATATGATACTTCATGGATATTAATAGATTCATATAGTACTGCTACCATAGAACCAATAATTGTATATGTTTATCAACGTATATGATTTTATTTATAATATTTAAACATTATTTGTATATTATTATATATAGTAAAATGACACTACACAATGGGTAATGTTTTTTTAAGAAAATGTCTCAAATACAGAGATAATGATAAATTCCAGAAATTCACTCTTAATAATTATAGCACATATTGTAAGATTTTGAGTGTTTATGACGGTGATACTTGTACAATTGGTTTTAAATGGCACGACGGGACATATTATAGCACTAGAGTAAGGATGTTGGGTTATGATTCACCTGAAATGAAACCAAGATTAAATGTAAAAAACCGAGATAAAGTAATAATAAAGGCACATAAAGCAAAAGAGTTTTTACTTGATTTAACGGCAAATAAGATATTATGGGTTGAGTTTGGTGATTTTGATAAATATGGACGACCATTAGCGAAATTATATACTGAAAATAGAAATTGCTGTATTCCATGTATTTATTCTAGAGAAGAAGTTAATCAGAAAATGCTAGATAATGGACATGGATATGAATATTTTGGTGGAACTAAACAATAATAGTATAAATTGTATATTTTTATTAATTTTCTTAAGAAAATTAATAAAAATATAATTATTCACTTATAAAGTTAACAATATACGTAAATCAACTAATGTAAATATTTGTTGTGTCATTGTTAATATCTTTGCTCGTGTAGTTTTTGGTGTAATTTCACCATAACCTACTGTACTTAATGTTGTAAAACTATAATAATATGGATCTAATTTATCTTTAAACCCAAATTCATCTGATGGAAATAAACTATATATATATCCATATGCTAATGTTATTCCAATTAATATTATTAAATGTTCTACAAATAATCTTAATGTATATTGTCTTGTTTGAACATTCTTTTTTCTTATATATGACATTTTTAGTGTATCGTATATAATCTATATAATAAGATAGTAAAAAAAAGTGCTAAAATCACGTCCGCACTGAACGAGTAGTGGAGCGAAGCGACACTACGAGTGAGTAAAACATAAAAATAAATAAATTGAAAATTACCACGATTGGCAATTTTTAATTTATTTATTTTTATGTTTTGGGTGTATAGTTTATAAAAAAATGACATTTTATATTACTTTATATCTAAGTTTACAATATATTTTAAAAATATATTTAATATAAATATTGATATTAAAATGAATAATTATAGTAATAATATAGAGGATTTGTCTTCTTATTATATATTTATTAACTTATTTCGTCTATATTGTACAAATGTTTGCGAAGAGAACAATATGACTGACAAAATTGTTTGTTGTCGGTAATAAATAAATTTTATTTCTTTATAATATAATTAATAAGTAATGCATCCTTTACAATTATTTAGATTTTTAGCATTCTTTGCAGGTCTTATTATAATATATAATGGCATTTATTATAAAAACATATTTTTATTATTAATTGGTATTACTACCACTATGATTGATGGTGTTTTATATATGACTAATGGTTATATTGATGAAAAAGGTTGTGTTTGTTAGTTAGTTTAATCTCTTGATTTTGGCATTAAACACATATAATGTTGTATATTATCTGTATCAATATACAATAAATTAACACTGTAATTCAATCTATCCCTTGATAAGTAATGGTCGTTTATAAAATGTAATAAATATAATTTAGTATCTTTACTCTTTAATGTTACATTATTTATTTTAAATGTTTTTCTATTAAAACGTTGTAATACATATACTTTTATTGGCACTCTATAAAAATCACTAAGTGCGTATAATTCACTTAATCCTCCCCACCTATCTGGTATTACAACTTTTTTATATTTATTTCTACTTTTATTTCTATTTTTGTTTTTATTTTCTTGTATTAATTCTACTTTAATCTCATTTGGTGCTGATGCTGGTATTCTATATAATTTTTCATATTCCTCTAAATCATCTAATTCGTGTGTTTCAAGTGTTAAATTCTCATATGTTTCATTTAATTGTGGTATTTTATCATTTCTATGTGTCATAATCCATTTTCTCGCATTTTCTTGATATGATTCTGGTGTCTCAATTGGATAAAAATCATATAATGCCTCCCAAAAACTACGATATAAACAAGCTCCATCATACTCTCCATCAATTATTTTGAAGTTTGATGGATCAATTCTATGTTTATTGAATTTTTTTATTTCTGTATTTCTGGCATTTTCAAAACTTGTTTTTGTTGGATGATGTGACCTTAATTTGCAATATTCTGTATCTCCTATTGTTTTATTTTTACATCGACTATTTATACAATATATTGATTGCTTCTTTTCATTTATTATATTCATTTTATATTATATTTATAATCACCACAATAATATATTATATATAAATCTATATTAGTTTTAAATTGTTTTAATTAGAAATGAATGGTTTATATAATTATTAGTAGTAAACTGGATTAACTGATACATTAGTATTACATAAGGGGCACTTATTTTTACATTCTGTGAGCCATCTCTTTATACAATTTTTGTGAAAAAAATGACGACAAGTTGGTAGTTTTGTTATAATACTATTATTTTCAAAGTCATCTGAACATATTGAACAACAATCACGATCTTTTACATCAAGTGTTTCAGTTTCTGAATCAGTTTCTTCTTCTTGAGAATTAGGAACTGAATCTTCTGACTCTTCATTATTACTTTTTTTATCAATTATATCATCTGGACGAATACTAGTTATATATTCTATATATTTTTTATCATCTAATGTTTCAAATTCTTCTACACTCATTACTACTTTAACATCTTCCAGTAAATTATTAGGTATATTTTCTATAATATTTTCATTTATTTCATTCATTTGATTAATACTACTATTAATAATTTGACTATATTCATTAAAAATATCATGTATATTAATCAAACCTATTGTTCTATTAATAATATTTGTTATACTTGATAACGATGAACTTCTAGAATTATTTGATAAATCTGTTAAATCAATACCATATTTTCTCTCTAATTCACGTATTCTATTTATTGTATTATTTCTTTCTGCTATTAACATATTTTTTCTTTCTATTCTTTCACGTTTATGTTCTTGTGTATATTGATTTTGTGTAGTATTTAAATTTCTATAAGGGTGTGAATATAGAGTATTATTATACATATTGCGAGGATATGATGGTATTTGATATTTTCTTTCAGTATTAGTATTACTATTAGTATTACTATTAATATTATGTACATTATTTTTGTGTTCATTTGTTATATTACTACTATTTGATGTAGGTGTTGTTGTAGGTGTTAATGTATTTTCTGTATTATCATTTACCATATCTTCTTCACTAAAACTAATACTTTCTTCTTGATTATTATTTATACTATCATTTGATGATGAAAGTGTCTCAGCACTATCTTCATAATCATCTGAATCTGATAATAATGGTGATCTTATTGTATTTGTTGTTTGTATAATGGCTGTTCTCGGATAGTGTATACTAACATTTCTACGCATCCTAACATTATTATTTGTATTTGAGGTGTCTGTATTATCAAATGTATTATTGGGTGTAAATGGTAATTCTGTTCTAGGATAAAAACGTGATGAATATGACTGATTAATTATGCTTTTTTTCTCTTCATTTTGTAGTCTTTCTGCTATTATTTTATCATTTCTCTCTTGTAAATATAATTTGAATCTATTATATGTTAAACGATGCATAGAATCATTGATTTGATGTTGTAATGTTATAGAATTAACGTCATATGTATATCTTTTTTTAAGTATTAAAGTATATTCTGGTATATCAAACTTTGATATTAAATCATTAATATTATCATTAAAACGTAATTCATCTGTTCCTAATATTATTATTTTATTTTCATATTTAAAATAAATGTAATCTAAATCTTCATCTCTCAGTTCAAATTTTATTAATGATGCCTCTAATAAATCTCCTATCATAAAATAATTATCAACAGAGAGATTTTTTTTCTGCTCATCATAAAATAATTTAAATAATATCATTGTTATAATGAATACAAATATATACTATTAAAAAATGTATAATATTTATATTTAAACATATAGAATTATATATCATTATATATTTAATTTTAAAAGTTGTAAAATGAGTAATGTTGATATTGATGAAGACGGTTTCACAACCATTATCAATAATAAAAGAAGTTCATATAAAATGATTTTAGAAGACTATAAAAATGGTAGAATATCATTAGATAATGCTGAAAATATGCTAAATAAAAAGAAAACTAATTATAATTATAATAGAAATCCTCATTTTAGAGTTACTAAAAATGGTATGATTGCTTTATATAATATTTGCCATAAACCAATTTATTTATATGCTAATCAGTGGGAGAAATTAGGTGAATTTTTAGATTGCTCTGATGATTCTGAATTATATAAATTTATGGAGCATAATAGTGGACAACTTAAGAAAATACCTAATTATAATAGTAATTAATTTTATTGTTAATAATATTTTAATTACTTTATATATAGATTAGTGGTTTTTATTTATAATACTGATTTGATTTAATTTTATTTGATTTAGTATTTTTAAATATAATGAATAAAAAAAATAAAATTAAACACCCACCATTTATATTTCCAAAATGTAGAAGAATTATTGCTATTGGTGATTTACATAGTGATTATAATGCTATGTTAATTGCACTTAAGAAGGGGAGTGTTATTAGTGGTAGAAATAATAAATGGAGTGGTGGTGATACAATTGTTGTCCAATTAGGTGACCAAGTTGATGGTGGTGGTAGAAATATTAAGATTGATGAAGATAATGAGATTAAAATAATGACATTTTTATTGGATTTACATAATCAAGCAGTTAAAAAAGGTGGTGGTGTGTATTCATTAATTGGTAATCACGAGTTAATGAATGTAATGGGTGATTATAGATATGTTAGTAAAGAAGGACTTAAAAAATTTGAAGGAATGAAGAATAGATATCAATTATTTAGACCTGGTGGTAGAATGGCAAAGTTTTTTGCTCAAACAAGAAATGTTATTATTCGTGTAGGTGATTGGATATTTGTTCATGGTGGTATATCATTACCAATTGCTAAGAAATATAATTTAAAACAGATTAATCAAATAATGAGATTATATCTATTAGGTAATACTAAAATAAATAAAAAAGTATTTAATGAATTATTTAATAATAACAATAGTTTATTATGGTGTAGAACTATGTCTGATACTAATTATAGTCATCCTAATTTTTATAAAATATTAAACATATTAGGAGTAAAGGGTATTGTTTTAGGACATACACCACAGGAACAAGGTATAAACTCTATATGTAATGGGAGAATATGGAGAACAGATGTTGCTATGAGCAATGCTTATGGTGCTGATTCACATAATAATATTCAAGTATTGGAAATTATTAATAATGGTGAAAAAATAAGAGTATTAAAATAATTAAAAATAATATTTTATATTTTAACTTAGAATATAAAATATTATTTTTAATTATTTGTTTTATCTTCAAATTTATTATGAAATTTGTGATAATATTTGTTCTAGATTCATAGTATTAACACTACTATTAATATTTACTTTTTTTCTATTTCTACGTTTATTGTTATTATTATTGTTGTTATTATTGTTGTTATTATTGTTGTTATTATTGTTGTTATTATTATTATTGTTGTTATTATTATTGTTATTATTGTTGTTATTAATTTTGTTATTAATGTTATTATTGTTGTTATTGTTGTTATTTTTGTTATTATTGTTGTTATTATTGTTGTTATTACTGTTGTTATTACTGTTGTTATTGTTGTTTTTGTTTTCTGAATCATTATTATTAGATAGTGTTTTTATATTATCATTAATAATATTCCAATAAAGAAGTATTAATTGTGATTTATATGTTAACATATTCTCAAATAATGATACTAATTCATCTTTTTCATCATATAATGAGCATATATTTTTTCTTAATAATAAAATAGAAATTAATATAGACCATTCTACACAAGTCTTCTTATCAAAACATTTCTTTAATTGATTACCTTGTCTATCTAAGTAATTAAGAATATCATATGGATTTAAATACACAATACCTTTATATTTACCTGGATTTGAGTCTACTGCTATTGAATTAATTTTTGGCATTAAACTAGCAATAGAATTTAATATATAAAACTTTTCTGGTTGTTTTATATTTAGAAAATCTTGAAGATATGGAATAACATGTATCATTTTAACAATATTATATTTTAAATTAACTACTAATACATGTCTTACCTCTTTAGTATAAGTATTTTTTTCTGTATTTTTTGTAATAACTATATCAAATAATGCTATTTTATTTGGATTTTTTCTATCCAAAGTGCTCTTAATAATAGTCTCAAACTTGTCTTTATTATAATTAAATTGATTGTCGTTATTAGATAAATCAATATTAATTGTCATATCTGATACAACATCATTTAAATTAGAGAATGTTTCAAAACCATTATGAAGTATTTTATTGATTCTAGCTGTTTGCATACCTAGCAATTTATTCATTACTTGTGTTTTAACTGTATTTCTATTGAATTTTTTATCACTTATATCACGATTCATACGTAATTTACTTAATATTGTTTCATATTCTGTTTTATTATTAGATTTGTTATTTGATTTATTATTATTCAAATTATTTTTATTTCTACGATTTACATTTAATCTAGTAATTAAATTATTATCTTTATTAATAGTAATTTTTTTTGTGAGTAATGGTGATTCTTCTACTATCATATTTGTTTTCAAATCATTAATATTTATATTACTGTTATCGATATTATTATCATTGTCATTATCATTGTTATTACTACTATCTGATAATAAAATATAACCTTTATTATTAATATCATTATTACTATTATTATTGTTATTATTATTGTTATTCTTATTTATTTCACCTATTGTTAAATTATCATTTGTATTTTTGTTGTTAGAATCTTCAATACTATTATTTATTTTATTTTCATATTCAGATACTTCATTTTCTAAATTTTCAAGAATATTTACTAATAAATTATCATCCATTTTTATTATACTAACTTATTTATTGATTATAGTATATTATATATTATAGTTATATATTAATATATACTTATAATATATGAAAAGTTTATAATTTTCAAAATTATATAATGAATCCAAATAGAAACGTCCAAAATTGGCATTGTAATACATGTCGTATGTGTAATCGTTATGACTCACCAGATTGTCGTGAATCTTGTAGAATATGTGGCGAATATATGTTCTCTGAAGATAAACGAAATGTATTCACTAATCCATTTAATCCTTATAAATATCAAAGTTATTACTATTATCCAGTTAATATTCATAGACCATTTTATTATTATATTCGTCCTCAAAATCTATTAAATAGACTATTTTATAAAAAACCAGTTAGATATTCTAATCGTTATTATATATAAACATTTAATACTATATTAATTCTATAAAAATTGATTATATAATTAATATAATATCCTTAATATAAAACTGTTTCATAATGTTTGAATATCTAGATAAATTATTACTATTTCTAGGTATATCTTTTGATAAAAATTATGATGAAGATTATGATAATAAAAAATATAAAAATAATGAAAATAATAATGAAATTAAAAAAACAGATAATAATGATTATAAAATAAATATAAATACACTTAATCATAGAAAAAAAAATAATATTGAAATGAAAGAAATTACTATTCATCTTGATAATTCAAATGATAATTGTAATAATAGTAGTAATAGTCATAGTAGTAATGATAATAGTAGAGGTAGTCATAGTAATGATAATAATAGAGGTAGTCATAGTAGTAATGATAATCATTATGAACTTGTGTCATTAAATTGTTTTTGTAGCAAGAATAATGATAGTAAATCTGAGAATTGTAGTAATATTACATCATCTTATATTTATTTTACATTATATAAATGTTTAATTTTCTTAATATTGTCATTTACACCATCTCTATATTTATATGACGTTATAATCAATAATAATAAAGATATTATCCCTACAATATCCTTTACTATAATGCAACCATTTTTATATATTATAATTCATGATGTATTTAGTACAAACTATTTCTTGAAAATATATCACGAATCACATAATCCTAAATATAAAAAAATTCATTACTGTTTGCCTAATGAAAAGAATATAGTTATATCTGTTGTAACAATTAGTAGTATTTCAGCAATAGCATCATTTATATTCTATCTAATTTCCGAAAAAGCTTTTATTTATGATGAATTAAATAATGTTGGTGATGTTTTTATTACTATTATGTATTTTCTAAATTGGATATATGGACGTTTAATATTATCTCTTAGTTTAAATGTTTTCTTTTATGTATTTATTAAACAATTAAAAGATTTGAAATATACATATTACAAAATTGATCCAGATAATGTTGAAAATATGATTGGTTCAATGCCAGTTGCTGATTTATTACATGATATTATATGGGTTAGACATAATTTTAATACAGCAATTAGAATGCTTGAATATGTTTATATAACTGCTACTATTTGTGGGTCTATTAGCATTGCTTATATAATTGATTATGGTATTTATACTAGTGATAATATCGCCGCAGGTGGGTTATATGTTGTAATTCAAGGACTTTTTATGTGTATTATAGCATTAGTTGAACAACAAAGACAAAAATTACTTGTTTTAATTAGGAGTACTAAATTTTCTGAAAAATACATTTTACGAAGAAATGAAATTTGTAGAGCATGTATGGATATTGAAAATAAAATTAAAAATAATTTATTTAAAGATGATAGTGATAATAATAGTAAAAGCAATAATAGTGATAGTAACAATAGTCATAGTAATAATAACAGTAGTCATAATAGCAGTAGTGATGATAGAAAAAGTCCTAGTATTAATAAATGTATTGAATGTTTAGATAATAAAAATTTAGATAATAAATGTTTAGATAATAAAAACTTTAATGATTGTGAAATAAATATTAATTCATATAATAATATTAATACACAAATAAAAAAACCAAAACACTCATTTATTTTAAGAAATAGACTTACTAAAATGGTAAATGAGAATATTGAGTCACATAGTGGAAAAAAACATAAAAGAAATAGAAGTATATATAGTATTTTATATGATAATAAGATGAATACATTTGACTATGTTAAATGTTCTTATGAATGGGTTAAATCAACTGGGCAAATGATTGATTGGACTATTTTAACAAATGCCCTCAATGATGAATGGGAAGCATTCAGTTTATTTGGTATAAAATTCAATAATGGTTCAGCATTTAAAAAAGCTGTAGCAACAACTAGTTTAGCAATTACATTTATTAAATATATGATTGACTATTTAGAATTATAGAATTAAAAATATATTAATTATAATTCTAGAATTATAATTAATATTATTTGTTAGTTATTTAGATTTAAAAATATATTAACTTATAATATTTATATTTGTTAATTAACTATTTTTAGTTAAAATTAAATTAATTCAGATATATAAATAAGTTTTTTATTTTACGAAATGTGTGGAATATTTGCTTATTTGGGTAATTTTAGACCAATTGATAGTAGTCTAGAAAATAGTTTTAATAAAATTAAAAATCGTGGTCCAGATGGTTCATCATTAGTTTGTATTAATGAAGATAAAAAAGGTGACAATAATTGTGATAGTGATAGCTTTAATAATAATTGTGAAGGTAGTAATTATAATTCACATATTATATTTGGTTTTCATAGATTAGCTGTTATTGATTTAAGTGATGGTGCTAATCAACCAATGACTGTTGGTGGTAATAGTATTATTTGCAATGGTGAAATTTTTAATTATAAAAAACTTATTGCTGATAATGATTTTAAATGTAAAACTGGATCTGATTGTGAAGTAGTTCTTCATATGTTCAATAAATATGGAATTGAGAAGACTGTTCGTAATTTAGATGCTGAATTTGCTTTTGTTTTATATGATTCTAAAGAAGGTGTTGTTTACGCAGCGAGAGACCCTTTTGGTGTTAGACCACTTTTTATTGGTTATGATGATGAATTTAATTATTATATTTGTAGTGAAATTAAAGGGATTTCTGATTTATGTACTAAAATTATGAGATTTAGACCAGGTTGTTATTGGTCTAGTAAAACATATGATTATGTTAGATATTATAATTATTCATATCCAATTGGTAAAGATTATATGTCATTAAAAGATTATACTCTTGATGAAATTTGTAGTGGATTAAAAGAAAAATTAGTAACTGCTGTTAGAAAAAGATTGATGTCTGATAGACCCGTTGGATGTTTATTATCTGGTGGATTAGATAGTAGTCTTATAACTAGTATTGTTTCTAAAGAGTTTAAAGCTCAAAATAAAGGTGTTTTAAATACATTCTCTATTGGAATGGAAGGAAGCACTGATTTATATTATGCTAAAAAAGTTGCTGATTATATTGGCTCTAAACATCATCATATTGAATTAACACCTACTGATTTTCTCAGAGCTATTCCAGAAGTTATATATAATATTGAGAGTTATGATACTACTACAGTTAGAGCAAGTGTTGGTAATTATTTAGTGGCAAAATATATTAAAGAGAATACTGATATAACTGTTGTTTATAATGGTGATGGTAGTGATGAACAATCTGGATATCTTTATTTAAGAAATGCACCAGATGCTGATGAGTTTCAAGAAGAATGTATATCTTTATTAAAAAATATTCATATGTTTGATTGTTTAAGGTCTGATAGAAGTGTTTCTAGTAGGTGGTCTCTTGAAAGCAGAACTCCATTTTTAGATAAAGATTTTGTTGATTATTATATGTCAATTGATCCTACACTAAAAATGTATGGAAAAAATGATAATAGAATTGAAAAATTCTTACTTAGAAAGGCATTTGAAGAAGGTGATTATTTACCAAAAGAGGTTTTATGGAGACGAAAAGAAGCTTTTAGTGATGGTTGTAGTTCTGTTAAAAACTCTTGGCACTCTATTATTACTGAATTTGTTAATGAAATTATTTCTGATGAAGATTATGAATTTCAAAGAAAAAAATATAAAACAAACCGCCCTCAATTGAAGGAGACTTTGTTTTATAGAAAAATATATGACCATTATTATAGTTATTTCTCAAATGTAATTGATTTTTATTGGTTACCAAAATGGTGTGGTGGACAAATTGACCCATCTGCTAGAGAATTAGATGGATATAAACAAGAACAAGTATAAATGAAACTAATTTAATTTTTTATGATATTTTGATATCGAAGATATTTATATAATAAATATTCTTCAATATTTCTACTTTTTTTATTGTATAAATCAAAACCATTTAATATAATTTGTAATTTTGATGAATGTCTAGTTGATGCTTCTGTTCTATTATAATACTTAATAACTCCAGATAATATTATCATTATTAAACAATCATCTGATAATTTTCTATTAAAAATACGTTTAGAATAATTAACGATTGACGATGGTATATTTCTTTTATTTATCTCATTAAAATTAATATTTTTTGTATTAATATCTGGATTATTTACAGAGTCTCGTAATATTTGTGCTTTAGAATTTCTATTTAAATAAAATAAAGAAGTTGTTGTATTTTGTCTCTGTGCTGATAATTGTAGATTTTCTAATTCTGTTAATATGTCATTTGATATATTATACCCCCATAAATGGAGATAAAAATTAGATGATGATTCTGATGTATTAATTGATGATAAATATCTTGAAAAATAACTTTGTTGTGATTGAAGTATTTTATTATAAAAAACATTGTATTTTTCAAGTAATACATTTTCTAAAACATCATCTACTTTTATACGTTTATCTGTTAAATATATTTGACGAAGAAGATTTATTTGCGGTTCTCTTTTATGTATTGGACCATTACGTGTTTTCATCATATCCTCTTTATTTAATACTCTATATGAGCTATGATAATTATATTTAAAGAAATCTATTCCAGTTATATATAATGCTTTAATATCATATCTCAATAAATCAAGTATTGCTAATGTCCCAGTATATGGTCGTGTATTTAATTTTTTAACAACACTATTATAGTATTTAGTATTAACGTGTCCAAATGGAAAACCACGTGATCTATTAAGCATTCTAAATCTATCAATATCTTTTTTAAAAACACCTATTGGTGGATAAGATGCACGAAGATATCTAACATTATTATTTACTAGCATATTTATTGATAAGTTATTTTCACCACCATGATCTGTAGTATTACAATTATTATATAAAATATCTGTTCTATAACCAATGAATTGCTCCATATGATATGGTATTGGGAGGATTTTATTTAAACGAACAACTAAATCAAACGAATTAATGAAATCTGCATTTTTCTTTCTAAGCACTGTTTTAGATGGACCAACTATTATTAGACTTTTTCCCTTTACTAGTGCTTCATAATCGTGCATATATACTTGTGAATATTTGAGTTGAAGTTGATTTCTTGGTATTTTATTGCGATATTGTAGTTGAGGTGTTCTAGATGATTGTGAATATAATTTTGAAATATTATTTTTAACTCTTGATGTTGATGATATAACATTGTTAAATAATGTTCTATTTTGTAAATTAATAGAAGAATTAAAATTAGAATTATAATTAAAATTAAAATTAGAATTAGAATTAAAATTAGAATTATTATTTTTTTGATAATGATATAATAATTCAGTTTGTGTTTTTAATATTTTTTTCATTTTATTTAACATTTCATATTTTTTATTCATATCATCTTGATTATATTTATGTGTTGTTACTAATTGTCGTGAGTGTTGCTGTTGTTGCTGTTGTTGCTGTTGTTGCTGTTGTTGTTCCTGTCTATATTCAATTTGACGATTAGGTGGTGGTAAAGTGTCATCATTATATTTATATTTATTTTTTATGATATTCTTTATTTGACTATTAATTTCATTAATATTATTCCATATTTCTTTTAATCTTTTATTTTTTTGAAGTGTTTTGACGTAGGTTTGTATAGGTGTATTATATAATTTAGAATACAATTGTTTATGGGCATTTAATTTATAATATGAAAAACAAAGTGCTACATGGTATTTGTAATTACTAGAGACATTCTTTTTACAAACTATACATTTTCTCCTACCTACGTTCATAATTTAATTAGATTAATAATTAACCCCTATAATTAAATTATGTTAATAATATAAATATTATATATATTTATATAATTAATTATAAACCCATTTTAATTTATTAGTTATATATAAAGATATATTACAATAAATACTTATACTACGATTAGATTCTAAGGGTATATTAATTTATAAATCAAATAATATATTCATATATAATTTGTGATTTTATAATGACTAATAATAAATATACTATTGATTTTGTATTATCACTTAAAAATACATTTAACTATGATAATGGTAGCGATAATTGTAGCGACAGTGTCAAGTATTTTGAATCAGATGGTTTAAAAAAGTTTTTATTAATTTATCAAAAAATAAGTGATAAGATTGATTTTAAAAGAAAAAGATACAAAAATCAAAATACAATTAAATCAAATGACTCATATAAGAATAAAAATAAACATCCAAATAAAAATAAATACAAGAAAAAAAATAATGAATGGAGATTATCTAATAAAAATAATAATAATGAATGTTTTGTAAAATTAAAAAGAGGTGATAATGCTTGGATTTCTCATTCATTAAATACCAATAATACTGATATAAAAGAATCTAATTTAGTAAAATATAAAAAAATAATTATGGGTAATTTAAATAAAATTACTGACCAAAATATAGATAAAATAATAGCATTAATAAGTAATAAACTAATTGATTATAATGATATATTACCATTTTATTTATTAGCAGAAGAGTTAATTAAAAAGATATGGTTTGACAATTCATTTTATGAGCAATATGTTAAAATAATCAAACATTTCTCTAATTTAAGTGAAGAGTGGTATTCTAATTTATTTCTAATATATAATAATAGCGATGGTGATTTTTACTGGAAATATATAAAATATGATGATGAATATTCTAAATATACAACAAATATCAAAGGGTCTTTTCAATCACGAGAGGATGCATTGGATGATGCTTTGTTAAAGACTAATTTTAAGACACTATTTTTAGATATTTGTCAAAGAGAATATAACAAGAAAAATGACTATATAAATCAAATTGAAGATTTAATAATACAACAAAAAGCTCTATCTATTAATGATGAATTAGAAAAAGATGACATAGATTTAGCTATTTTTAAACTTAAACGAAAAGTAGTTGGCACTGTTGAAATAATTGCTTATCTCCTTAAAGATACTGATTTAAAATGCTCGAATGATATATTTCATATAATTTGTGTTGATATTTTAAATAATATAATTTATGGTAATGGTATTAATAATAGTAATCATAATGGTAATACTTCTAATATAATGAAAGAGACAATTGGGACAATTGTAAAAGAAGTAAATAATAATGAATGTGATTTGGATTTAATAAAAAAAAATAAACATTCTAAAAAAAAAGATATATTAATGGTGGCATTTATAAAATTATGGTATATCGTTTGTAATCATAATTCTATTAATAAATCTAATTTTTCATTTAGGAGAATAAATTATAATGTTATCAGTGATAAGATGACTGTTATAATGTATTTAAAACTATTAAAACTATCAATAAATAGCAATCAATGGAAATCAAAACTAAAATTTATGCTTCAAGACTATATTGAATTCATTTCTAAATCATTTAAACTAATTGAACATCAAGATATTCATCATTTAAACAAGTTACTTCAAATAAGTAATAGTAATACTAATAGTAATTCTGACATAAATATTATTGAAACAGAAACTCAAAATGAAACAGTATATGAATATGATGATGATGATTTTTATAACTTTAAAGACTTAATAGCAACAAAAATATCATCATATTCTAAAAAAGTTAGTAATAATAATGGAAATAGCAATGGTAATAGTAATGGTTGTGACGGTGAAGATGAATATGAAAAATTATACGATTATATTGACAATTTAATGCCCGGTGATTGTTCTTTTATGGGAGATGAATTATATAGTAAATATATTGAAGAACTTGTATTAATTATAATAATGAGATGTTTTGATTATAATAAAGAAGAAGACTTGTTAATTACTGGACTTCTTAAACGATTAATTGATGATAAATTAGTAAATAATAAACATATTTTAAATACATATAAACTAATAGAAGAGTATTGGGATGATTTTATAATTGATTTCCCAAAAATGGGAGAATATATGACTAGTATTAAGTCACGATTAGCTCTTGACATTTAATATTTAATTGTCATCAACTAAATCAAATAATAATCTTAATTCATCATTATGGTCTTTAACACCATCTTTAAGGGGTGTTTCTAAAACCATTGGTATTTGGTGCTTGGTAGCAAAATTAACCAAAGTTTTAAGACCAGTTGTATCTTTAGACCAAATATGACCTTTACAGATATTAGCATGTCTATCTTTACAAGATTTACACTCTTTTTTACTATCATTTAAATGAATTAGAGCAACATTTGACCAATTGATATGTTCTTCTACTAAATTAATAAAATTATTCATATCATTTGAGGATGATAATTCATATCCAACAGCAAAAACGTGACATGTATCAATACATACTTTCATTTTCTTTCTATCTTCGTCAGAAAAACGATGATAAAAAGACCCAAAATCTGGTATTTTTGTAATTAATTCTGTGCCTTGTCCTGCTGCGGTTTCTAAAATAAAGTATCCGTGAGTTTTAAGAGACATATTATCTAATACCGTTTTAATATTGGTATACATATTATTAATTGCCTCTTCTTTTGGCATTTTTAAATGTTTACCAACGTGGAATACAGCCCCTATACCACCAAAAGATTTAATGAAAAACATATCATCTAACGCTCTTTTACAAATTTTAGCAACATAATCACCTTCTTTTGAAGGGCATTTTGCCAAATTTAATACATACGGAGCATGAGAAAATAGAGTAATTTTATTCTCTAAAACACAACTATTTAAATCAGTACACTGTTTACTGGAAATATTTGGAGAATATAAACTTCTTGGACTACCTAAAAATATTTGATATAAATTAACTTGATACGAAAATCCATTTGAATTATTCGTTTTAATTTCATTTTCTAGTAATTGAGCTTTTTTAGGACCACTTACACTTGTATGATAACCAATAATTGGGTTTGGATTACTCATTTTGATTTTATTTATTTGATTTATTTTTTTATTCAAGATAATCAAGATAGTATTGTACAATATAATATATGTAATATATTCATTTTTAAATAGCATGTTTTAAATAGCCTAAAATCACGGCGCGCAACCGAACGAGTAGTGGAGCGTAGCGACACTATGAGTGAGTCAATATATAAAATATAATTTATATATTCATTTATACTAATTATAATAAATGAATTATAATAAAATGGATTTTAATAAGAATAATTTATTTTTAATAGAATCTATTAAAAATAATAATTATAATATTACAAAATTATTAATTAAAAACAACTGCAATGTTGATGAACCAGATGATTATGGTTTTACACCATTAATTCATTCAGTTGAACAACAAAATGAAGATATAACAAAATTATTAATAGATAGTAAATGTAACATAAATAAAACTGATGATTATAATGAAACTGCTTTAATGGAAGTTTCTAGAAATGGTAATGAAAATATTACTAAAATGTTAATTGAAAACAAATGTGATATTAAAATGAAAAATAATAATAATAGAAGTGCTCTAATGATTGCTTGCGAATATGGATATCAAAATATAGTTAAATTATTAATAAATTATAATAGTAATGTTAATGAAACTGATATTGATGGATTAACACCATTAATTATTAGTTGTAAAAAAGATAATGAATCTATTGTGAGATTATTAATATCTAATAAATGTGATATTAATAAACATGACAGTATTGGTTTCCATGCTTTAAATTATGTTATCAAAAATGGTAATGAAAATATTGTTAAATTATTAATTAATAGTAAATGTAATATTAATAAAAAAGATAATTGGGAAAGATATCCTTTAATTCATGCAATTAGACATAATAATGAAAATATTGTAAAAATATTAATAAATAATGGTTCATATATTAATGATGTTGATATAGATAATTTAACACCACTGATGTGGGCATGTTTTTATGGAAATATGTCAATTGTCAAATTATTAATTAATACACGTATATGTAATTTATATAATTGTGATAATTATGGATCTACTGCTGAAATAATAGCAATTATGCATGGATTTATAAATATTTCTAATTTTTTAAATAGCCTAAAATCACGGCGCGCAACCGAACGAGTAGTGGAGCGAAGCGACACTATGAGTGAGTAAAACATAAAAATAATAAAAATAGAAAAACCACTAATGGTTTTTCTATTTTTATTATTTTTATGTTTTAGGTGTATAGTTTATAAAAAAATGACAGTTTATATACAATGGTATTTTTTTATTAGAGTTTTTATTAGCATTATATATAAGTTTACATTACACATAAAGGGATTCAGTAAACATATTTATTTGGTAACAGTTTTTTAAAAGATATTTCACTATACATATATAGTTTAAAGTATTAAATATGGATAATAAAAATCAATTAGCTATTGGTGAAAATAAATTAACATTCCTTAAATGTTTAGAAAAACATTTTAACAATGTTATCTTATTGATAAGTTATCTTTCTAAAAAAAATATATTTGACGAAGTCAAATGTATTGAATTATATAAATTATATTTGAAGTATGATAATAAAGATGATTTTTTAAAATTGTTATGTGAACACTTAGCTTCACATAATCCTAAGTACAAAACATTAGTACAATATCATAATATGAAAGATATTATCAAGAAAAAATCTTTCATTGGTTATATCTTAGTTCTCTTCAAAATGGGAGACTATAATACCATAAAAAAGATGATGTCTCATTATTTTGATACATTAAAATATAATATATATATAAAATATCATAAAAATGCATTAAGGAATACTAAACTATACATAAAATCCGAATCTTTTAGATCCAATATTATTGATAATATATGTAATGAATATTCATTAAATATAATAATGAATCCATTTAAATATTTCGATATTATATTTCGAGTATTTTTTTTGGATGAATTAAAATTGGATAATAAACCATCTATTCTAAATTGTGATTTATGTATAAAAAATACAGATAGTGATGATTACAAGGTATGTGGTAGATGTTTATACGAAAAAGTTATTGACAGTAGAAATAAAATACAAGATAAATTTTTGGATAAAATATCAATAAACGGATTGAATTGGTATTATATCAATTCACCACAAAACTTATGTGTGCGATATTTAAATTTCGCACCTAAAATAAAATTACCTAATGCTATAGCTAATCTTTATGCTAAAGAAAAAAAAGAAGCTGAAGAAGAAGCTGAAGCAAAAGAAAAAAAATATAATGAATCGTGGCAACAAGCCACCATTGATTCAAATAAAATAATATTGGGTGAATCATTTAATGAAGTATATAATATTACATGTAATTTATGTTGTGAAAAAACATGTAAATGTATATTACATTAATTGTTATTCATTGCTTAAAATAATAAATTTTATAAATATTTCTAATTTTTTAAATAGCCTAAAATCACGGCGCGCAACCGAACGAGTAGTGGAGCGAAGCGACACTATGAGTGAGTAAAACATAAAAATAATAAAAATAGAAAAACCATT